TATAGCGCGATACGGCCAACCACCTAATAGCGAGATTGAACCCGGGTCAGCCATTTCAGTGCCGTTTGTGAAAGAATTACGCGATTATCAAAATGAGATAATAGATGTATATATGAAGCATATTAGCACTAGCGGTATAGGCGGGTTAGCTAGTGGCGGGTTAGCTAGTGGCGGGTTAGCTAGTGGCGGGTTAGCTAGTGGCGGCGGAGGCATATTAGAGGTAGAATGTGGTCGTGGAAAAACCGTCATGGCTCTCAAAATCACATCATTAGTTCAAAAGAAAACTTTAATAATTGTGCATAAAGAATTCTTGATGAATCAATGGATAGACCGAATTGCCGAATTCTTGCCTTCGGCTAAAGTCGGAAAAATTCAAGGCCCGACATTTGAAGTAGAAGGTCGCGATATTGTGATAGGAATGTTGCAAACTTTGTATGACCGCGAATTCCCCGCCGATGCATTTAGTACGTTTGGTCTAACAATCATAGACGAGGTGCATCGTATAGGCAGTGAACAATTCTCCAAGGCCCTTTTGCGAATAATAACGCCATATATGTTAGGAATATCGGCGACGGTTGAGCGAAAAGACAAATTGTCTAAAATTCTGTATATGTTCATCGGACCGAAAATCTATTCATCTAATCGCAAAGCCGATGACCCCGTATGTGTGAGAGCCATAGAATATATATCGCCAGACGAAGAATTCAATGAAATTATTCGGGATTATCGTGGGAATACTCAATATAGTTCAATGATTAGTAAAATCTGTGCATTCGGGCCGAGATGCGATTTCATTGTTCGTATAATCGGCGATTTAGTGAAAGAATCGCCGGAAAGTCAAATTATGATATTGGCTCATAATCGGTCATTATTAACCTATTTGTTTGAAGCGATAAATCATCATGCGATTGCCCTGGTCGGGTTTTATGTTGGTGGTATGAAACAGAAGAATCTCCAAGAAACGGAAACAAAACAAATCGTTTTGGCTACATATGCGATGGCGGCCGAAGCATTGGATATCAAAACCCTGTCTACTTTAATGATGATAACGCCTAAAACAGATATTGTGCAATCAGTTGGGCGTATTTTGCGAGTTCGGCATGAGAACCCAATTATAGTAGATATAGTGGATAAACATGAAGCTTTTCAAAATCAATGGAAACAGCGACGGGCTTTTTATAAAAAATGCAATTACCGAATACGGATGATACCGAGTAGTCAATATAAAGGAATGACGATTGATTGGACGACGGATATAACATGGACAAAAGTATTTGAACCTAAACCGCCCAAGTTGGCGAATTTATGTGTTACCGGTAAAAATAAAGATGAAGATGAAGATGACGATGAAGATAATTCGCCAATAAAAACGATTAATAATGGGAAATGTTTATTTCAATTTGATTCTGGGGAATTAGAACTAGATAATGAATACGTTTAGTCAAATAAAACAAAATATCGTAATAAATATAATGTTTTTACACCTTTTCCGCAATCCATTTATCCATACATTTAGTAGTCCATTGTATAGAATGTATAAGCTGGTTCATTCAGTATTTGTATACATTTCATGCCGAATAATGCCCGAAAATAATGTAAAAGATGATGATGAAAGTATTGTGTTGGTTGAATGGACTGATGAATGGGCGAATAATGAATGGATTGATGAAATGGACCGCTAAGTTTTCAAGTTTTTCCTAAGTTTTCAAGTTTTTCCTAAGTTTTCAAGTTTTTCCTAAGTTTTCTATATTATTTTGTGATAAGTTATAGTCACAAAATAAAAGTATTTGAATAATGCCCACTTAGAACAGACGCCATTTGGTGCAACCGCATGACTTTTTTGTTCGCTTATTCTGAGTGCGTCGTTTATTTTTCTTGCCTCCAACGGTTTCATATGGACGAGTCGTTCCACCAGTTCCCGTAGATGGATTTGCTCCTAAAATGGGTGTAAATGCATTTTGTAAAAAGGCGGCCGCACCGCCTTTTCTTTTATATGTTTTACGAGACATGATATACTATATCTAGACATAAATTTATTCAATATGTGATGTATCTGCTAAAATTACATTGTACATACACAATATTTGGAACGTGATATATAATGCGTATAAACCTTGTGTGTATACTATCCAATCATCTACGTTATTTCGCTCGGCAGATATAGTTTTTCTATACAAACAAAATCCCGATAATAAGGCGACCGGTGCGATTTCAATCACAGTTATAGGCATCATCAAAAAGATAGACAAGTAAATCGCCAAAGAAACTACGGTTATACTATAATAAAAGGTTTCGGTAATACAACACCAGGGTCGGTTCCAATAATTAACGTAAGTTAAAGTAAATATGGTATTGAGTATGCCTAGAAATGGGTAATCATACAAAAATGCATAACCAGCGGGTATAATAAATGCGATAGAAGATAATGATAATATTTGGTCATCATTATCTTCCATAAACTTGGGACCACATATCAAATAACCAATTGTATTATGGATAAAATCTGGTATTATCTGGTCCGAGATTTCAATATCGTCAATAGAGTCCATGTATTATGATATGTATATATGGTGCAAAATCTTTATATACATTTACAATATGACTTATCATCTAGCTAATTTCCCGATATGAATCACAATCGCCGTGGCTTGGTTCTCAATTAAACGGACGGGGGTCCATCGCCGAAATTTTTTATTAAATACACATTCTACAAACAAAATCTTGGCTAAATCCACGTATTTATCGGTTCGCATATCTTGGAAATCATCGTCATCATCACTTTCTTCTATATAATCTAAATTCCGGTTTTCTTTAATATTGCGAAATAGTCCATTCATGAATACACTCGTCTTATAATTCGGTATATAGGCGATGTCGTAATAAACTAATGTCGTGTTTTTTCCATATGCATATAAATGATAAATGTCGTATTGTAAATCAGCACAAACCCTGAAAATCGTTTTATATGCATATTGGGGTTTGAAAAAATCGGGGATATAATGTTTCGTGGTATCAATCAAGGATTGGTTCAATATAGACGTCGGTTCTTTAACTAATCCATTATTCTTGGTCAAATTCGGCATTTTATTGGGGAATACATTTAGAAAAGGCACAATCTTGGTCAAACACCGATATTGAATATGATGAATATGATAGGAAACCCGACTAACGAATTCGGGTTCAATCGCATCGTGGTCCGATATACCCCGCATCACCGGTAGAACAAACGCAACATTGTATATAGTTTTTGCTTCAGTATCTGCGAATTTCTGGACGATGGATTTGCTCATGAATTCGTGAATGAATCCGAGTTTATGCCCGAATGTCGTGTTTTTTAGTGAGATTCCCTTATACCAGAGCATATCCTCTACCAAAAAATGATATTGTTTTGTCGGGCCATTATATTCTATGAGAGACCCATATACTAAAGTCCCTAAAGAAAGAGATGGATGGAAGATGGTTTGTATAGTAGTAATGCGGCCGATTTTTTTTTCCCGGGTGAGTTCCATCAAATAGCAGACATCAGTATTGCGATGAAATGAGAACCATGCATAATATTTCTTGGATTGTGGTATTGCTAAACAAACATCATAGGGTGCGGCAACTTTCTTATGTGAAATTGTTTCATAGGAAAGTTCAAATTGGGGAAATCGCTTCATAAGTTGGGCGGATTGATTGGATAAGAGTTCCATTGAGATGTTATAAATAAACTGAATATAGTCTATTTACGTGAGTTAGTTCTATATGGTTTTATATTATTAGTTGGCTAAGTTCATCATTCATCTTGGTCTTCTCTTCATCCGATAAAAACGTATTATTAGTTGATTGATTTTGTTGAAGTTCATTCAAAATATCTTGGTATTTTTGCACTTGGATACCGATAATATCTTTGGTTTTCTTGGTGCTATATGTATTTTTGAAATAATTGTATAGATAATGGATACTAAATATGATAATAATAGAAATGAATATTTGAAATAGAATGTTTATAATCATATCAATATATCATTTTATACACATATTGATTTTTTGAAATGAATGTATTTTTTTGATTATTTTTTAGATTTGCACTTTTTGGATTTTTTGGAACGGCTTTTGCCGCCTTTAGTTCCAAATATATCATTATTTTGTTTGGGAACTTTTTCTTTTTTATTGCTGCTTGTAAACCCTAATGTTTCCCACCAGGTTTGAGCAGGATTGGGTGCAACTGGATTGGGTGCAACTGGATTGGGTGCAACTGGATTGGGTGCAACTGGATTGGATGCAACTGAATTGGGTGCAACTTGAACATCCGCTTTTCCAAACCATCCCTCAAACACTCCCCCCTTCATTCTTCGTCGTTTTAGTGTTTTTTTACGTGTTCCGGCCATATTATATTATATTATATTGTGATAAAAACATTATCTAAATCCACTTAAATACAAACCACTATATACAATTAATTGATATGCCCACAATTTTAATCGTAGAGAAGAGCGGTTCAATCAAGGAATTGGCTATCAAAACATATAGTGAGGCCGAATTATATAAAAAAGCGGGCCACAAATCAAACGAAGGGTTCGTGATGCATACTTCGTGGTCTGCCGATATTAATAATAAGAAATACACGGTTCAATTATATGGAACTATTACAGGTAAAGCTAACCAAGAAAACAAATTCGAGTTTCCGCCGCCCGTAGATAGTGTCCTTTTTTTCGGCAATTGTGCCCTGGTTAATATTATAGATGATGTAGTCACAGATATAACGGCTAAAGAATGGTCTCAGGTATATGAATTTTTGTATGGTGGGTTTGAAGATATTGGCGACAAAGATAGTGAAACCAGCGAAGATGATAGTGAATATGATGATGCACCTAGAACGGCGAGTGGTTATGTAAAAGATGGATTTATTGTAGATGATGAAGCGAGTGAAGATGACGAAGATGATGAGGCAAGTGATGAAGAATCTAGTGATGAGGATGACGGTTATGGTGATGGCGATGATGATGACGAATATATAAGTAAATCAAAAAAGGCAGTTAACCTTAATAATACCAGCTCTACCAAAAAGGACACATGTGTAAATGGTCGCTCAAAGAGCGACAATCCACTTGTTAGCCCCCAACAGGGGCTATTAGTCCTTTCTGGTAGCTTAACGGTTAACAAAACGACATCAAATAAAAAGCCAACTATTGCTAAAAAGTTAGTCAATAATTTTGTTGAAATAAAATCTGTATTAAATACGGTATCAAATGTAATAGTAGAGCCGGTTGCATCTGCTGTAGCAGTAGCAGTAGCAGTAGAACCAACCAAAAAGCCCACCGCAAAAAAAACGACTAAAAAGAGTTCAGTAAAGGCGGCGAATGATGCGAATTTGGCCGAGACGAATTCATATTTGACTTGCACGAATGAGCTTACATTTGAGCCATATACTAATTGATTTATTCGTCTGCGGTAGAACAACATGTATCTAAAATAATAGGACAGACCAAATACGGATTCATATTAGCCGCAGGACGTCGGTCTTCAAAATAGCCTTTCCCCGCACATGCAGTTTCATTTCCTATACGCACTGAACAATGTCGTCCGCCGACTGACCAAGTAAACTGGTCCATTGACGATGTTTCATGATGTCCGGTTAGTCGCAGTTCATTATGTTCTCCATATACGGCAATATGTTCGGTGTGGCGTTTTTCCAACTTATTCATACAACCCATTATCACATTTAGACCGCCATCTTCACGCATTTGTTTAGTAGAAAAATTGGTATGTAATCCGCTACCATTCCAATTTCCCAATAAAGGTTTAGGGTGATATACTATCCATATTCCATATTTCTCAGCCAATTTCTCCAAAATATATCTCGCCGTCCACAAATCATCGCACACCGATAATCCGTCGACCGGTCCGATTTGAAATTCCCATTGCCCCGGTGCGACTTCTTGATTTATTCCGCAAATTTGGATACCGGCGTCTAAACATGCGACCATATGTTCTTCAGCCAATGTGCGGCCGAATGTGTTTTGTGAACCGACGGCACAATAATGTTGTCTATAACTATCAGAAAATCCTAATGGTTTTAACGTTTTTGCATCATACATGAAATATTCTTGTTCTAGACCATACCACGCTTGCTCCGACGAATATTTATCAAATATCGCCGTTGCCTCATCGCGATGATTATTTTGAAGTGCGATTGTATTATCATTGCCTAAATATGTCGCACATAATACAATATAACTCGCAAAATTAGAATACTTATGAAGACAAATCGGTGAATTGTATAATTTCACGGGTTTCAAAGTTATTTCCGATTCTTCCGTCGTGCCTTGTCCGGTAGAACTGCCGTCAAAATTCCATAAAGGGATTTGGGTTATATTAGTAAAATTGGAAGATAGTATGCGTATTTTGGACCGGAGTTCATTATTTCCGCCTATCCAGATAAATTCGTAAATGGCCGACATTGCTAATAATAATAATGTATAGTAAAAAATCTATATATTATTTTACAAAAAAATATGTTATAATATGTTATAATGAATGGACTAATGAATGGACTAATGAATGGAGGAAAATTATGCAATTTTGCGAATGACCCAAAAGATATATATACATTAAGCGATGATTTAGCACCGGGGGTTATGATTGATAAAAACGACCCGAATATATTGATAAAAAGAATTCGCACTAAAGGTGAATATACTTTATCTAAAAAACTAGCATCATTCGGCGTTTCACCAAAGATATATGGATTTTTTGAATGTAATGATGAAAAAATATTCCCAAAATATTCCGTGCAACAAGACCAAATAAAAGGACGTAAATATTTTGATCCTAATAATACTGAAGAAGTCGGCGAACCGATTGGATATACTAAACAAATAACTAATAACAAATATATGGTAATGGAAAGAATTCACGGCACATCATTACATACTGATGATGTAGAACAAGATGAGATAAATATTAAGAATAATATGGATGAAATATATAGAATATATAATATTTTTTGTGATAATGGAATTATATTGCGAGATTTATTTCCAAGAAATATAATGCTAGGTAATGATAATAAAATTTATATGATAGACTTTGAACCGGCAATGACTACACAACAATTGTATGCTATTCCTATTAGTGAACGATTATCAAAAGAAAAATTATTACAAATATTATTGAAAAGTATTGGTGTTATACACACCAAGGTAAAACAAAAAATTACACCTAAAAAAATTACACCTAAAAAAATTACACCTAAAAAAATTACACCCAGATTAACTAGAAAAAATACGAAATCACTAAATGATAAAAAATCGGCAAAATCGGCAAAATCGAGATATCTAACAAAAATACAAAAGCTTGGGATTTTGCAAGCAAAATCTTTACCATAATATACACAAAATTGAATTATATAAACGTTACATTATATAATTCAATATATCACAATACTACAATACAATGTCTAAAATCACAAATCCCGACCAATTCCGCGAAAATATTCGCGGGAAGTTTACCGCCATATTAGGCGATGAAACACTGAGCATTAATTTAGAAAAGGGTGTATATAATTATGCGATTAAAGAAGCTAATTCCCGCAAAATCGTAAAAAAATGGGAGAATTCCCATTTTGCACAACTTTATATAGACCATTTGCGTAGTATGTATATCAATTTGAAGAATGAGAACTTGCTCGCGCAAATCAAAAATAAGGAATTGGAACCACAAGCCGTTGCATTTATGACGCATCAAGAACTATGTCCCGACCACTGGCGAGTATTGATTGAACGCAAAATCAAACGTGATGCTTCCAAATATACGACGAATATTGAGGCATCCACCGATATGTTCACCTGTAAAAAATGTAAATCCAAAAAGTGTTCATTCATGGAATTGCAAACGCGGTCTGCGGATGAACCTGCGACGATTTTCATCACATGTTTGGACTGTGGTAAGCATTGGAAGAATTAGCAAAACATAAGTATAATCAATATCTACAATATTTCTAAATCACTAAACCGCCAATATTCGCATCCTCCATTCGGTAAAGGTCGTTTCAAAATAAACGGGATTTTTTTCTGTTCAAATTCTTTCAAAGCAATTAAATACCCATCAATCACTGAAGGTTCAACTTGAACAAAGATTTTCGCACCCGAATTGATTTGTTTCGCACGTTCACCTAAAATCCGAGCCTTTTCATATTTAGTAATAAAGGGAAGCGTGCGATGCAATGGGTCAATAATCACACCCAAATCATTACGCACTACATGAGTCATAATATCAATCTCGTCGTAATTATGGGCTTGCATTTCAGGATGATAATCTGCGATAATATTTTGTTTAGTATGTTCATCAAATTTTTGCAAATAATTTTCGTCATCTTCATCATCACTATTTTCATCATCGCCGCTCATATCATCTAAATCGTTAAATCGGGGTAAAGCCGTTTTCGGTTCTGTGATAGCGGCTTCTTTGATTGAATCATTATCACTATTATCATCATCACTAGCTAATGCGTCTTCATCATCACTCGCTAATGCATCATTGTCGGATGCTTCTTCATCTGCTAAAATATCATCTTCATCTGCTATCGCATTTTCATTGGAAATGCGAATTTTCGGTTTTCTAGATGATTTATTTTTAGTAAAATAATCTTCATCATCATCATCATTACCATCGTCCTTTCCTCCTCCTACTACTCCATATAATTCATCATCTCCACCATCTCCACCATCTCCATTATAGTTATTAAATTGGCTCATTATTGTTATATAAACGACTTATTTTTATATCAATAAAAATGTAAATAATGTAAATCAATTTTCCTGAAAATTATGCACTATCATCCGTTTTCCACACCGTATCACATTCTACGCAAATATACAAATATTTCAAATTGTCGTCATCATATCGCATATAAATAACTTCAGTCGGTTTATCTTTTGTTTCACTAGAAGCATTTGTTGAGCAAGTAGCATTTGGACAGGGGACGTTGTAAATTCGCGGTAAAGTCGGGTCCAATTTCGTATATTTATTAATGATGTGATTAAACTGCTGTTGCCCCTTTTTTAATTGCGTATTCATCACACACATGCCCTCTGTAGTTACAGTTTCATCTTTATGGCCACAACTCCGGCAATAATAAGATAAGGAATTTCCGTCCTTTTCACTAATAGTAATATAATACATATTATCGCAATTCGCGCAAAACTTCATTTTAGTATAATATTCGGCTATATTTATCTTCATTCGTTTAATGAAATATATTAATCAATTTTCTACAAAATAAGTCATTATCCAATATGGTCAATATTTTACATTGTTTAACCGTTAAGCTACCAGAAAGGACACATGTGTAAATGGTTAGCCCCCTTTGGGGGCTATTAGTCCTTTCTTGTAGCTTTAGGCATGCCTTCAAATATTTCATGACCATAAATGGTCATAAAATAATCGTAGTAACCCCGAGAAAATCTTACAGATTTTCTGGGGTTATGAAGGTTAATCATGTAAATATACTGACTGCATATATCGTGCGAATCACATTAAATTCTTAATAATCCGGTATAAAATTGAATAATAAAATCAATATAAAAATATATATATAATATACCCAAACTATACATATATGAATGTGCTAGTCTCGTCGCATAAAATGAAACTAACTGATATACTCAACAGCTCATTCATTAAAAAGGATGAAATCACAGAAAAACGACAAATAACAAATACCCGAATCGGTGATAAAAATGCGAAAATCCCCGGTGGTTCGTATCATATCCCCGACGAAAATTACGACAATTTCTTAAAAGCCCATTTCGCAGAGACGATTGAAAAGGGCGGGAAAGAGTATTTGACTGAAGCCCAGTTGCCGAGTGGCGGACCTATCGCCATAGACATTGATTTACGGTTTGATTATGCAGTTAATACCCGATTATTTACAAAAGAACATATTAGCGATTTATTATGTCTTTATTTAGCCGAATTGCAAAAAATATACCAATTTGACGAAACGACTCGGTTCCCAGTGTATGTTTTTCTAAAATCCGGGGTCAATCAATTGGAAGAAAAGCAAATTACCAAAGATGGGATTCACATGATTATAGGATTGCAGGCCGACCGTGCCGTGCAGGTCCATTTACGTAAACAAATGATTAAAGAGATTGATGGTGTGTGGACGGATTTGCCTATTACGAATTCATGGGAAGACGTTTTTGATGAAGGGATTAGTATTGGGCATACGAACTGGCAGCTCATCGGTTCCCGAAAACCGAACCACGATGCATATCAGCTAGTTTACGGATATAACATTTCAGTAGACCCGGCCGACCAAGAAGTAATGATGCCCGAGATTGACGTGAAGAAGTTTATGACCTCGGCGAATGTTCCGCAATTATCGGTTCGTTATAAACATCATCCATTATTATTTATGAAATCGGGATTTATTGAGATATATGACCAATTGAAAGGGACAGTCGGCTCTAGCCGCCGAACCAAGCCACCGACGAATCAAATCATCTCATATGGTGGTGGTAGTGGTGGCGGTAATAATGGTGATATATTGCAGATTCTATTTAGTGTTCGTAATATGACTGATTTAGATACGGCCGTCAGCCGGTTCATTGATTCACTAGAAACGAGCGAACTTGATTTGCGAGAATCATATGAATATACAATGACTTTACCCGATTCATATTGGGGTGCCGGTTCATTCAGCAAATGGATTCGCGTTGGTTGGGCATTAAGAAACATTAGTGATAAATTGTTTGTTATATGGGTCAAGTTTAGTGCACAAGCACCGAACTTTGACTTTACGAGTATTCGCGATGATTTATATGAACGTTGGGTCAAATTTGACTTGAAAAACCCGAACGGCTTGACTAAACGGTCAATTATGCATTGGGCAAAAAAAGACAATATTAATGAATATAATGCAGTGCGACATCAAAGTGTGGATTATTATATTGACCAGACTATTAAATCTATCTCTATAGATACAGTAGCCAATGACCGGACAGTTCGCGGATGCGGTGATTATGATATAGCCAAGGTATTGTATCAATTATTCAAGGACGAATATGTGTGTGCGAGTGTAAAAGGTGGTATTTGGTATCGTTATAAGAATCATCGTTGGGCCGAGATTGATTCAGGGACGACATTGCGAAAATCAATTTCAGAGGAAATTCGCAGTTTATACATTTGTAAAATAATAGAATTACAAGCAAAGGTTGCGAATATACCTGCTACAGAAGAGAATGCAAAGGTTAACCAAGCAATTATTGCTAAAATCGGCGAGATTTCGGCACGGTTAGGCCGAACAAATGATAAAAAGAATATTATGACGGAAGCACGTGAACTCTTTTATGACGGCACCTTTATGAAGAAACTCGATGTGAACCCGTATTTGCTCGGGTTTAATAATGGTGTAGTGGACTTCAAGGAGAAGTGTTTTCGTTCTGGATATCCCGAGGATAATGTATCGCGATGCACCAATATTGATTATATTGAGCATGACCCAATAAAACATAGTGTAATCATCGCGGAAATCAACGACTTCTTTGATAAGTTGTTTCCGAATAAAGAACGCCGACGATATTTTTGGGACCATTTAGCATCAACCCTGATTGGAACATCGGCGAATCAGACATTTAATATGTATATCGGTATGGGCCAGAATGGGAAATCTGTCCTAGTCAGTTTGATGGAAAAGGTTTTGGGCGAATACAAGGGCGATGTCCCTTTGACGCTAATCACTCAACAGCGAACGAAAATCGGTGGTCTCGCTCCCGAATTAGTCCAGTTGCGGGGTGTGAGATATGCAGTCATTCAAGAGCCGTCTAAAGGTGACCGAATCAATGAAGGTATTATGAAGCAAATTACGAGCGGGGTTGACCCGATTCAAGCCCGTGCTCCTTATATGCCGGAAATCATCAGTTTTATTCCTCAGTTCAAACTGGTCGTATGTAGTAATACACTAATGACGATTTCGTCTAATGACCACGGAACTTGGCGTCGTATTCGCGTAGTAGATTTTGAATCATTGTTTACGGAGAATCCCGATACGATGGACCGAAGCAAGCCCCATCAGTTTCTGCTTGATAGACACATTATTGAGAAGTTTGAAACATGGGCACCGATATTGGCGTCAATGCTAGTTCATCGCGTATATGAGACGAATGGTGTAGTTGAAGATTGTGCAGATGTGCTAGCATCTAGCAACTCTTATCGCGCAAGTCAGGATTACATTGCCGAATTCATTATTGACCGTGTGGCTAAACACCCGAATGAGTGTATTCAGAAGACGATGCTTGCGAATGTATTCAAAGAATGGTATTCTACGAATTATGGGACACGAATCCCGAATATCAAGGATATTATGGAACATATGGATAAGCAATTTGGAAAGAATCGCAATGGGACATGGTCTGGCGTCAAAATCATATTTGATAGTGAGAATTCGGGTTCTAATAATGGTGCTTCTGCTGCTTCTAATGCTGGTGCCGGTGCCGGTGCGGGTGCTGATGAAGACGATTTTGATATAGATGATATAGACTTGATTGAAGTATAGTTTGGTTGACTTATTTACACTACTTACATTTTACATTTTTTATTACCAGTTATAGTAATAAAAAATATTATACTCTACTAAAATTACACTCATACAATACTAATTACAATTAGTAAAATAGAAATCTTGGAAAAAGTCAGAAAAGAAACTCCAAAATATTCGGGGAGAGGACATTTTATAAAATGTCCATTTCGTCAAAGTACCAGGTTTTATTTTACATAAAAAACAAAAGGGCACATCCACTGCATAATGAAGTAAACCCGAAAAATAGTAAACTTGGTTGACTGCAACCATATTTTTACTAACTCGTATTTCAATGGTAATGAAAAGGTTCCATTGGTAATGAAAAGGTTCCATTTTTAACTAAAAGTTCCATCAGTATATAACGATTTGCTAAAAAAGTTATATAATTGTGCTGCATATATGATATAACTCGTATATTTTCAAGTAGTAAATAATATTTATCATATAATGATAATAATTAGTTCTGGGTAATAATCGCAAACATAATAGAATTGACTCATAATACCTGGGCATAATACTAAAACTGTAATTTTGTATAAATGATTTAGGAACTTTTTATGTTATCATATTACATAATGAAAAATGCAAAATCGTTTGAATGTAAAATGTGTAATTATTCAACAACCCGTAATAGCCAATATGACCGGCATCTATACACGCTAAAACATAATGAAAATCTAAATCATATGATGGAAATACTTATATGTTGTTGCGGAAAAAAATATCGTCATAAATCTGGGTTATGTCGTCATAAAAAAACATGCAATTATATAAGTGATATAATCATACCACAAAAATCACATCCCAACCTGCACAATGAAAATATTAATTTTATTTTAGATGAAATCCCATGCGATTCATCAGTTGAAAATTCTTTTATCCAAGAACAGCCATCTAATAATAGTCATAATAATAGTCATAATAATAGTCATAATGAATCAATCTTCACAAATGAAATGATATATGAAATATTGAAAGAATTTAGCAATACAAATGCACAAAATACCGAATTCCAATCAAAATTGATGGAATTTATGAAAGAAAAACCTGTTACACATATCACGAATAATATCACAAATAACGGAAATACAAATAATATTCAAATCAATATAGATACATTTTTGAACCAATATTGCAAAGAAGCTATAACTATGAATGATTTTATCAAAAACATCAAAGTTACCAATGAAGAAGTATTCTTTATGGCGAAAAACGGTAATAAAAATGGCGTAATAGCAGTAGTAACCCGTTTATTAGATGAACTCAAACTAATTGAGCGGTCATTTCATTGCACAGATGCAAAACGACATACAACATATATCAAAGATGAATCGGGCTGGACAAAGACACAAGACCAAAAAGATTTGAAGCGATTATGTAATCAAATTGGGCTCAAATGTTGCATAAAAAGTATTGATATACGCAATTCTGACCCAAGATATATGCAAAATGGAACAAAAGAAACCGTTGTATATGAAAATATCTGTATAGAAACATGCGGCGGAAGATTAGGGTTTGAACATAATAATACACTTGCGGCCAATTGTATAGAAGACAAGTACCATATCGATAAAAAAGAAATGATGAGTGCTATAACTCAATGAATTTTTTATTACTACTTTATGCAGTAGTAATAAAAAATCTAATATTTTGACCCAGTGTATACATTACCATTGATAATAGCATTCATGAATCCTAAAGATGATATAACTAGTAAAAACAACCAATTAATAACAAACGGATAGATGATAAAAAGTCCCATAATTAAAAATTTGATATAAATATTTTTTTGCATGACGAAAAACACTATATATGCAACCACAATTAAGAGAGCAAAATATATGAAAAATAATGCTATATTAAATATGTCTAAATTTGCCGAATCTGCTGATTGATAAATGGATTTTTGGTCATCCGTTGATAATAATTCTTTATTTTGTTTTATTATATTATCTAATGTCGTATTTTGAGCATTAACTAATGCAATTTGGTCTTTATACGACATTTGTTATATATTGTATAGCTTTAATATTTTCCATAAACATCAAATTCACTAACATCGTATGGTTTTGTCGCTTTATCTTGTGATATTTTTTCAAGAGAAGAGTTCATAATACCTAAGCCATATGCACTTGATAATGTGGTAAAATTCTCTTTGCTGATACATTTGTCTATACTCCAAACTAGATTCGGGTCAGAACAAGCAGCTACACATTGTTTTGTAGATGAATTCCAATTTGGTAAACCTACGGAACAATCAGGGATACACATTTGTGTAGTGATATCCCATTTAGCCCCCACACCGCAACAAGATTCACTCGTACAATTGCCTAAATTAACTGACCCCAATAAATTACCCGATGCTTGGTTCGCCGCCAATGCTTTTGTTATTTGGGCCGGTGTTAATAAATTCGGCGAATTTGTCGCAATTTTATCAAAATCCATATTATCCCGACCTAAAATACCATTGTAAATATACACACAATAGCAAACTGCCCCGCCAACAATCAATATAGTTAAAGTATCAGTTAAGCCAGAGGGTGCGTCAGGCACAAACTTCGTAAACATGGAAATCGCAAATAATAATAATGCAGCTATAACCACAACTTGTAGCATATAAATATATTGACCGTATCGCTTGCTATAACTTTGGTTCAATTCAATTAAACGTTCTTGGCTGACTTTGGCCATATTTATGGATGTTTGTTTCTCATCTAACCGGGTTTGTTCAGTAGCGACAATGTTTTGCACCGTCGCTTGATTAGAAAGAATGGCTTGAGTTTGATTAGATGATAACTCATGTATGTTGTTTAATTCAGCGTTGATTGTGGTTAAATCACCGGCACTAGCTGCAACATTGGGGTCAGTACCATTTACTCTATTCGTAGATAAATAATTTAAATAAATTTTTATTTGACTTAAAGTATTAGTAAAATCCATGTTATAATATTTGATATACATTATCTAAATATTATATATTTTTACAAAATAGCTCTATTTTTGCCCAATAACTAAAGCCCCGACTAAACATGTTGCAGCCGTAATAGCCCCAATCATATACATTAAATTCTGTTGGACTAAAATATCATTATTATCTTTTAATAATACATCTTGACTATTTGTATATAATGGATTCGTTTTATCATATAGTAAATTTCCATTGGAATCTACTACGTCATAACTATTATTATTATTAATAACATTTGCATAATTTGCAGCAAAAGTGCCCGAACCGACCAAACCGATTTTATTTAAGCTAGCATAATTATTACTAATATCTATATTATTTTTGTTAATTTGATTACTTTGTTTTTCTAAATAATTTATATTTGTGCCTAATTCCCCTAAAAATTTTTTATTTTTTTCAGCACTTTCACCACCCATTCCTGCATCTGAAATATATCCAGCCATACCTTCTATAGTATTATGTGATAAATTTGTAAATTTATCTTTTGGTTTACTTTCTAAACTTTTAGTTAAGTCCATAATATTAGGGTCTGAACACGGACCTTCATATTCACGTATGTTTATATCAGTATCAACTTTAGGTAATATTTTATAGTCTGCAAATAGTGAATAGTCGGTTAAACCTACAATTGATTCACTATTAATATACGGCGGTTTACTATAAACACATTCTGAATTTACTTTTTGGTCACGTATTCCTAAAGTTATTTGGTTTGAATTATTATCTGGATAAATATATGAATGTGAACCGTCAGTATTTATATTACATTCTTTAGTTTTACTATTAAACCAATAATGCGAACAAACATTATTTTTATTACATTCACTTTCGCAAGCTGAAAGCGATTCTATATTAGAAGGTGAATTGTAATTTTTACCAAATGTTGAAGGTGAATTTTCATTTTTTTTTTTTGTTGTATATGTATTACTAAATCCAATAATTGCATTTTCAGTAATAGGAATATATCGCAATGTTTTTTTGTCGTTATTTGCTATAAATGTTTTTCCTCTAAATGGGTCATGCGGAACGCCATATAAATAATGAATATTTTTAGTCTCGGAAGATGGTCCGGGTTTAGTGCAATACCGAAGAACTAAATTGTTCTCTTTATTTACTACTAGTTTAAATCGCCCATCTTGGGATATTAGGCCATTTTTACTTAAAGTATCATTTATTTCTAAATTCTTGATTTTATTTTGATTATCTTTTAACCATGCATTATTAACGACTGCATTATTCATTGTCGTTTGTATAGCCTTTGTAAAAATTCTACTCATATTAGTATTTTTAAATGAAGACCAAACTTGTTTTTTTGAATTTAATACAGACAATTCACCATTATTAGATAACTCAAATGTAAATAAACATTTATTTATTATTTTTTGCACTGAAAACTCTATTATTTGATAGCTAGATGGATATTTCTTGGCTGTGTAATATTGATTTGTAATTTCTCCTAAATCGTATTGTATTACAGGCGGTGAACGATACCACCATTTTTGTGAATTCGGTATTTGTGGTAATTTAACCCGTATTTTATTTTCGTGTTGAATAAATTCTATTTTGCTAGAATTTGTATAATTTGTTCCATTTGCCCAAACACCAGTAACTTTTGGAGTGACTAACCCAGAACAAGAGTCATTATCTAAATTTGTTAAATTTTGAGAACCGGCCATCAAATTGCCTTGCGCATTAAAAGTAATTGAATCAGTTTTCTGAGAAATTACTATATCAGTATATACCAGTTTGGGATTGGCATTAGCTGAACGTAATGCTTGATTATTTACATAATTATTATTTATCTCATATTTTGTATGATGGATATAGCCTAAATCTAAATATGCACCATTGGGTTGTTTTATACTATAAAACATTTGTATTGGTTCATATGGACTATCACCTATTTTTGCCGTTTTTAACAAATTATATTTAATGTTTTCATTTGGCTTATCTTTATTTAATCTATAAATGAGTAATTGAAAAGATTGTCCCACTGAATCTTGTCCGTATTGAATACGAATAGGATATAATTTATTGGCTTCACAATCAAATATATTTTCGCGTTTTTGATTACCATGTAGTCCGCGATTATCTACATTCAAATTATCCATATTATATGAAACGAGGGCTTCTTCACCTATCCATAATAAACTACTATCGTCACTTATAGTTGCAAATGTATATGTTCCTGAATTTTCAGGTTTAAAATAACCAAACCATTCCACTGAAAATTTGGAATTACCCGAGTAATTATTAGTTGCTGCACTTAATGATGAAAAATCGGTTATATTTGAATAAGCCTGTATATGACTATTATTAATAAAATAATTGTAATCATCGTAAAAATATCCAGGAACAATTATACAGGATAAACCATCGGTTATATTTAATGGATTTTTATTTATATGTTCTTCTTCTTGAAATTTTAAATCACTATAAAACATACCCAAGTTATAGTCGGCTTGTTTTTTCATATATTTATTTAATGGGTCAAATGGTATCATGGTTGATTCAATCGCATTTGTTGTCTCACCTTCTTTTACACAAATATATCCTAAATCATACGCTTTTATACCTTGATTTGATTCGTTAAAAAATACATATTCTATATTTTTATTATATGCATTGACTAATTCATTAATATGTGTATTGGTGAGTATAGCCATGTATATAATATTTATAATATATAACTATTATATTTTACTGTATTTGCTATTATACTTTGCTATTATACTTTGCTATTATACTTCGCTATTATACTTCGCTATTATACTTCGCTATTATACTTCGCTATTACATTTTCGTAAAAACATAATACACCATAGATGTGGCTAAAACTGTCCATAAAATACTAGCATAAACAGTTGAATCCATTTGATTTTTATACATATTTGGTAATGAACCATCCACATTATATAATTCAGCCAATTGAACATCCAATTTATTTCGCAATGCTTGCAAATTGGCGTGTTTTGATTTTAAAACGTCTGTAGATAATAGGCCATTTAATTCATTTAATTCAATATTTGATTTTAAAGATGTTTTAGATACGTCAATAATACTGTCTTTTAAAGTAGAGGCTTTCTTGGTCAAATCAGAAGAACTTGTGCTGCAATCAGCACCGGTATTATAACAATCTACATAAACATTATATGCATTTTGGTAATTAGCAAAATTACCGTTAAGTGTATTATATTTATCAATCAAATCCGTTGCATCAATTGATTTATCAGATATAGAAGGCATACGAGTTATAATATATATATATTCTTTTTACATGCGATAATAAACAAAGATTCCAATATAGATTATACCTAAACTCAAATTAACCGTAGTCAATAAATTTATATTATATGCAGCTTTGGTATCTGTATAACGGCCATCGGCCCCCGAATGTGTTAGTTGTTGTTGGTCTAATTCTTGGCTTAATAATTTATTATTACATAAAGTGGTTTTATAACAATCTAGGGTATTAACAGTGCATTGAGTAGATTTAGCTGTGCAAGTATATGATTCATCAGTTGCTTTTGACCACAAATAATCACCACTACTATATCCTAAAACTCTTGGGCCAGAATCGGTTAAATTTGGATTAGGTCCAGTATAATTGCTAACATTGAAATCCATAAAAAATAAATTAAGTTATACTATACAGGCATAAAAATGAATCAATAAAACAAATCTATACACAAATACGATAATAATTATAAGCTAAAGCAGTTGCACTTTCCCTCTCAATTTTGCATATTTGTCCCGGTCGCATACAAATAGCCAAAGATACGGGGTCAAATCGCGATACTTCGGGTAATTCTAAAGACCCATATTCCCCATGGGTTCCCGTCCCCTTTCCAGATAAATCGCTTTTTAAATGGTAAACCTTCGCCAATTCGGCGACTTCATCATCCGTTAAAATAGTCGTTTTTGGAACCAATGTATGGTTTAATATATTGAATTGTAGGCGTTGGATATTGTGTATAATAACGAAAATTCCTTCGTGGTCAAACAAGTATTTGATTTTACTGATAATCGTATCATTCGGTTCATCATCAATGATAATCATCAATGTATCTTTCTTGGACAAAATGTTTTCAATGACGAATAAATCTTCAATCACTTCGTCTAAATTTGCCGGCCGAATTTGTTTGGCGGTTTGTTTCGCCGAAAAGTAGTATTTCACATATACCTTTTGTCCATTCGTTTTGTGAATAAGCAACATGTCTAATTGGGAATTGCTAAACATGGCGTCAATTTCATTAATACTAAATCCTTCATAGTCATCCACATTATAATCTTGTTTAAATAATAAGTCTAATAAAGTTGCTCTGGATTTATATATGCTAAGAATGCGTGAGCTGGTAGTCGTCATTTTTATATAGTAGTAAATATAGTATATTGTTTGATTATACTATATTCTTTTTTCTGGAATCAATTTTATTAGATTCTTTATCACATTCTTTATCACATTCTTTATCACATTCTTTATCGCATTCTTTATCCGACTTTTGTTATTAATAAAGGTTCCTTGAAATTGATAGCACCGCCCGATTTATTATTGGAAGAATTGGATGTATTATTAGAACCAGATTTTATTATAAATGGTTCAAGTCCATTACCTCCCACATTTGGACTAATATCAGGAATAATACCACCATTATGGTTAGGATTTTGGTTAGGATTTTGGTTAGGATTTAGTTCAGGTTGACCGCCAACATTGGTTGATTTATCATCTCCCCCGGTAATTATTTTAAATTGGGGTGCAAATGTAATACCCGCTGGACTAGGACCTCCGCCCATATTAGGCCCCATATTAGGCCCCATATTAGGCCCCATATTAGGACTTCCACCCATCATAGACCGCATCATATTATTAGTTGGTATAGATTCATTTTGTATACGGTCATACACTACATCTTGGGGTAAGTAAATCTCTAAAGCAGTAACCACTTTGACTGAATCGCCGTATTCTAATCTCGAATCATTCTCAGTTTCAATTGTGATGAATTTGTCTCCTAAATTAGTGATTTTCCACAATCGGGTTGGTATAAAATCGCCTCTAAAATATACTAAATCATTCTTAGAAAAATGTGCATGAGCTAGCATGGCTAAA